TATAATAAATATGTCCGGTTTCTACAAAAGATTGCCGTTACATCGTTTGGCTGTGCATCTATTTCGAGTATGTCACTGGCTACCGCCATTTCACCTTGACCGGCTAAAGCGCTCCAATCAAGGCTTGGTGTATATTGTAATGAGCCGTTAGGATAGGCCATCAATACGAGTTCACTTGGCAATACTTCAACTGCAATAGGCGTATCGTTTTCACCCATACCGGCATTTGTGATTTGTGTGAATGTTGCGCCATCAAATATAAAGGCTTTGTTTTGACCATCTACGCCAATGATTTCGGATACACGACCACGACTTACCCAACGCATAGCTTTAAATTTATATTCACCATCAGGTTTTAATGTGGGCGTTGTCACTAACTGCCAACCACTTGCTGTACTGCGATACAAATTAGCTTGCAGCCCTAACGTGCTATTACGTATGGCATATACCACGCCCACTAACATGAATATACCCAAAACTTTGCCACTACCAGGCACAGGTTGAATTAACGCTCTTAATCGTTCGCGTTCTGTTATTAAATCGGCTAATTCGGTTTCATCATTGTCATAAGGTGGGTTAGGTGGTTTGGCTGCTGCGGGCGAGGATTGACCGTCAAATCGCTCATAACCTGTTATTGATTGGTAATCACCCAGTTGATTTATTTCGTAGTTTTGCAGTTGCACACAATTGCCATCTGGCATTTCAAGGCTAGTTGCAACTTGATTTAAACCACCTTGCAAGCGCACGGTATGGGCTTGGCGTTTATTCATTTTTATGGGCTGCATGACTTTCCTAACAGAATATTAAGGGCGAGTGATTTAATTGACTCCGACCCCTTTTTATACTTTTTATAAATGGGCAAAGTCCCACGTTGGCAGGTATTGCGAGTGCATGTTTTGCAATGCCTCTGCATACTTTTGTGTCATTTGTTGATGCAAGCCGCCATCTTCTTGTTGTTGTGCTAAATCAAGGGCGGCTAGGTAGACTATGGCCCAGCGGTGGCGTAGGTCGATGTTGGGTATATCTTCATTGTTGATAAAAAACTGGGGCTTTTTTTTGTATTCTAAATGCAGGTTATACGCCTTGTCGGGGATCGGATATAACACGATTTTGCTAATACCGCCGATTAAATCTTGAGTAACATAGCGCGGCTGGCCTTGCTCTGTGCCAAATCTAAAGCGGTCTTTAAATTCTGCTGGCGATAAATATGTGAGTGGGGTTTGCTCACAAAAGAGTTTATCTATGCCTTTAAGTTCTGGTGCATTTAAATCGGCGGGCATGTAATTTTTACGCCCAATCACAGTTAGGCTTTGTTGCTCGTCACTTAAAAATGCCCAATGATTTTCTTCATCTTGAATGGCTAACCATGCTGCTTGCACTGACTCTACTACTTGTTTTGCTTCACCGGTCTGGTTTAACACTGAGCCTGGGCCAGTACCGGAGAACTGCGCTTTAGCTAATGTTAGCTGACACAGTTCTAAGAAGTTACCGGTGATCATTAGTTATTTAACTCTGCTAATTCTCTTTCACTAAATTCTGTACCAATTCTATTTTTTTGGTGTTCATAAATAGGCACTAATCGGCTGATCTGAAAGCGAGGCGTTCTAGTAATTTCGTGTGTTAAATTACCTTGCTCGTCTTTTTTACGCTCTATTATTTTAGGTGCTTCAATGGCATGAATTGCAGCCATAGGTAAACCGACTCGTGTATCTCGTTTTACTGACCAAGAGCCATGTTTACCATTGCGGGCATTTACATCTGATTGACCCTCAACGTCTGAACCTTTAGGAATAATACAAATATAACCGATTGGCTGCTCTTTTTGTGTTTCTACAGCATCACTTTGGCTATCAGCTTTAATGAGTGAATCGCCGCCTGATTCCACAATTGATTTTGATACATCAGAAACGGGAATACCTAACTGCTCAGCAAGTTTTATTTTTAATTCATCGAGTGTTGTACGTTCTGGTAAAGCTATACCATACACTTCTTGTAATTCTTTAAATAACGGGGCTTTTGTTTTTTCTTTTGCGATTGCTTGTGCATTTTGAAATTGTGACATTTTATTTTCCCATAAAAAAACCCTGCACATTGGCAGGGTTATATTTTTATTGATTTAGTGAATGCTTAACTAAGCTGGCACTGCGAATTCTAAACGCTCTAACCAAGTATCATTCAAGATTTTTGCATTGAAATACATTTTCCATGCAATAGAGCCTGTTTGACCTAGCTCATCACCCGGCGTTGCATTACCAGGTTGGCGTACAATGGGTTTAATTGGCCCGCCTAATGGTGCTTTTTCGCCACGTACTGCAATGTGACCAAACGCTTCTTTAGCCAAAACAATCATTTGATAGATGTTTACATTTGCACCCCCATTTGATTCCATGCCCGTTGAACCTGTGACACCACCGGCATCTAAAATGGCATCAAACTCAGGTGAAGTGACTATACGTGTTTGTTCAAACTGACCAAACTCGTCATCACACACTGTTTTGCCTGTGCCATAATCGGCAACCAATTTAAAGCCAGGTAAGGCACGTAATAAATCTTCACAATCGGTATGACATACTGCGATATATGCCGCTTCAACTGATTTAGTACCGTATGACGGTGTTGATTTTGCAACTTGAGTAAACTTAGTGCCTTTCATGCGGCGTAACATTTTTTGTGCATGGCGGATCATAGAGGCATCTAAGGTATCAACCACATCTACACGCTGGGTTTTACCACCGGCATACGTGACAGAAGTACCATTAGTGATCACATCCCACATTACCATTTCTGCGGTAATACCGGCTTGCTCACCTTGCGATTCGATCATGTCTTTTGTGACATTGTTTTCATGCAAGTCTACTACTTGGTCAGTAATAGGCATCCACGCACCGAACTGTTTGATATTTGCCACAACTTCTTCGTATTGGAACACTGTGCCGCTAGGTGCTTGGCCCTCGACTAAACCTACACGAATGGCTGGTAATGACTTTTTACGCTGCCATTTAATTTGATTACCTGATTTTTTAGATAAAAACGCTGGCACTCCAAACTTGCCCAATACTTCTTTGTTCATGGCATGTTTAAGGTATGTTTTTTCTGCTTGAAAACCGACTTTCTGGTCAATTTGACCGTATTTATTAATTGTTGGTGCTGGCATGGCACTCTCCTAAAAATTAGTTGTATTCGTTATCCATTGCCGCTGCTAAATCAAATTCACCCTCTTGCGCCTGTGCAGGATAAGCACCTGTTGAACTGGGCTTTCCTGCTGGCTTTCGGGTTTGTGGTTTAGGGGCGGCGGTTTGTGCCTTGAAGTTGTTTAATGTCTGAATGACATCTGCGGGATTGGTTGACATAGCACGTTGCTTTTCATACTGATCTAATCCTTGGTAGTAGCTCACAAACTCAGGACTATTCCATGTGGTTTCAAAATCATCATGCACACTGCCTATGGTGTTTTTGAATAACGATTGCTGATTTGCTTGCTCTTGCTCCAATTGATAGTGAGCATCTTCGGTTAGCTGATTGTGTATGTTTAAGCTGGTTTCGTGCTGGCCTCTTAATGCTTCATTTTGTGAAGTCACTATGCTGTCTAACTCAGACATTTCTTCCAGAAGTTCTTTGGTTTCTTCACTTTGCGTTGGCGGCACATAAGCTTGTGGCGCACTTTGCTCTAACTTGGTCACTTTGGTTTGTAAGGCACTTACTCGCCCTTGTGACGACTGGAATTTATGTTGCCATTCCTGCGCTTGTTGCTGCCAGTCAGTTGTTGCAGTTGATTGCTCAGCGTGTACGGCGCTGTGCGTATCATCGGCAAGTGTATCGGTGTCGTTACCTAAGCCGATTTGTTCACTGTGCTGGTTATCACTTGTTAATTCGGCGCTTGAGTCTGTTTGCAAATCAGTATCAAGTGTTGCGGAATCATCTAAGCTGTATTCAGCGTCATACATTTGTTCAAGCGTTGGTTCTGAGCCACTTTGCGGATCTAAACCTGCTGCTTGAGAATGAGAGTGATCATGATCGGTTACTGGATGGGTCATTGATTTTTACCTTGTGTTACTTGTATTAAGCGCGGGCAAACTTTTGCGCGGGCATAAAAAAACCGCCTAAGTGCAAAGCACCAAGGCGGCTAAAAAAGGCGTAACAACTTAGTTGTTAGGCCCAGGGAAATTGTTTATTACATTAAACTCGGTTTGAATTTAATAAGTTGAAGCTTGGCGTTCTAACGCATCAAGTTTGTTTTTAAGTTCTTCTAGTGCGAGATGTTGCCCGCGCATAACATCTGTATCACGCTGTTCTACATTGGTTTCTAAAATGTTTTTGGCGAGAGTTGCTTGTTCAGATGCTATGTACTTGATAAGCGTTTTTTTACTGATATTCATTAAGCTGACTCCAAGCCAATATTGGCTCTTTCACCCTGAGTTTGTTTTAAAGCAAGTTCGGCATTAAAACGATTGGTTTGCACGGTTTCGAGATTGAGCTTTAAATTAGCTTCATGCTCAAGCTTGGTTTTTAACTCTTGCATACGTTGCTCAAATTTAGTTTGTTCTATTTGACCATTTGCTTGTTGTTTGCTTAATTCGGTTTGCTGCTTTATGAGTTCAATTTCACGTTTATTGATTTGCTCTTTTTCAGCTAACTGATTTTTTAAGCCGTATTCAAGTTTTAATAACTCGGCTTTGGCTTGTAGCTCTGTATCTTGGCCTTGTTCTTGGCCCTCGCCTTGTTCTTCTTCTGGTGGTTGTTGCGACTGTTGTAATTGTGCTATTTCGTCATCCGTTGGAATTAGGCGGTCGTCCATTGCATTGATTTGACACCATTCGCGTAACCATTGAACTGCCTTTATTTGTACTACTGGCATTAAGGCTGGATTAGTTGAGGCCATATTCAACATGTTAATAATGTTTTGGCTTTGCACTTCACGCACTAATAACGCTGATACGCCTTTGGCATCTACGTTGTAATCGCCTTTTACATTATCATCGTCATGCTCTGCCATGTTGTAATGATAAAAGCCTGTGATAATGGGCTTTATCATATTGTGATCCCAATCCATCACCTGATTACGGCGCACTGTATTAGCCGCATTCATTAACATAGACATACCGCCTAATGTTTGTGAAGCTGGCCCTTGTTCGCCTTGTTGCAACATAGGCACACCGGTTAGCTCGTCCATTGCGCCTTTGGCTAGGGCTATGACATTGGCGTTTTCGTTTTGGCGTGACTCTATATTAAAGGTTTCAAATGCCTCTTTGATTGAAGTATTAAGCTTTTTGATTTTCCACACTTTACCGGCTTTTATTTCAAACTTGCCGTTAAATGGTTCAACTACGCCCTCTTTCACACCTAGCATTGGAATACCAGCAATTGCGCTGTTATCTAACATCATGCGCCATGCGGTGTTATATACATCTTGTGCATGACCGCCTAAATGCAGCACACCTTTGCCAAAGATACAGGTATCATCTTCTTCCCAATTCCAAGCTTGATATGGCTGTACTTGTTCACGGTCAAATAATAAGGGCTCTATGTTAAGTACAATGCCGCCACAATAGGTGACTTCTACATCGGGCGTTTGTTTTAGCTCGTCTATTTCTTGTTGGTGATCATCTGCACCACTGGCTGCTAAAAACTCGTCTTTTACGGCATCGGGTACTTGACCGATAAACGTCCATATTTCGTATCTATCATCATCACTTGATGTTTGCATACCAGCTAATGCGCGTATATTGTCGAGCATTTCAGTATTGTGCTGGGTTTTATTACCATCTTTATTAAGGCTTAATAACCTGCGGGTACTGGCTTGTATTAATGGATTTTCGCTATCGTTTGCCCAGCGTTGTAATTCTGCTTTGGTGGTATAGTCGCGCTCAAAAAAGAATCGTGAATCTTCGACTGTTGCGGCTGTCATATCGGGATAAAAGTCCCAAGGCCGTACTTGGCGTAGCCCTAATGTATGTTTAATAACACGTTGCTTTTGCCATTTGTTATCTGTGCTTTGGTCGAATTTATATTGTGGTACATCTATTTTAATCGGCGAGCGCACTATGCCTGTGCCTAAGCGTGTACCGTCTTGTATTACTTTGCGAAACTGTGATTCTGCTTTACATTCGATAAGTTGATCGTCAATCAACTTTTCCATTTCTGAGGCTTTTTCTTTGGCTTGTTGTTGCTCTCTTGATGCTAAGTCTTTTTCAGTGACTTGTTCTGGTTCGCCTTGCTCATTTGCAAATTCTAACGGCTGACCATCAATGGCTACTTTTTTATCTGACTGCATGGCTTTATCTAAATCAGGGATCGGTGTAGCTGATATGCCCCACGCTTTGCCTGAGCTTGGAATGGCTGTTTCTGATATTTGTGCTTCACCGGCATTACATTTTTGGCGTAAGTGATTCATATATACTTTTGAGCGACCATTCATACCTTTGAGTTCTGCATCGGTATATGTGCCATTAAAGCGCTGTAAATCTTCTATGAATCTTTGGTCTATTATCGACCTTGCTGCTATTTGATCTGCTAGTAGCGTTTCGAGATGTTGGGCAAAAAAGTCTAACTTTGTTAGCTCGTCATACTCTGCATCTTGCCACTGTGGGTATTGTTTTTGTACTGCAAGTTTTATCTTCATTCTTGATGACATGTTATACCCTGTTTTAACTTAGTAGCCGGTTGTTGAATTGGTTGTATAGTCGGCATAACTGCCTGGTAAGTTTTCGGTTTGTTCTGGCTCACCCCGCAAGCCTTGGCATAAATACTGTAAGGCATCATGTGGATGTGAGTGTTTATCTTTATCTGGTGTTTCTTTATAGCGTTCATCACCCGCTACATTTAAGCGTTTGTATGTGTAACCTGTGATAAAACCTTTTGATAATACCGGCACACCCTCGGCGTTGAGTAACATCATGGGCTGTCCATGTCCCACCATATTACCTAGATAGTAGCGTACAGACTCAAGTCGCAATTTGATGTTGTTCGACTTATCTGGCGCTAGTTCAAAGTTGGTAAAACCATGCTCGGTTAGTATATCGAGGTCGGTATCTTCGGTTGAATCTCTGGCAATACCAGATGGATCTATCCAGCCTTGTATTTGACCTGGCTTAATGCCCATTTCACGCAATATGGGTATGGCAATCTCTTTTAGGTATTTTCTAATACCAATATTTTCGCCTATGATCTCTTTTAAAATTCGTAACTGACCGTTAGGCATTTCTTGTGCAATAATAAATGCAGGGTTACGTTTACCATCGAGGCCCGCATAGATGGGCCTATTTTTAACCGGTATGAGTTTATCTTTTGAGATATGAAACTCTTGGCTAAATGAATTTTCGTACACTGGCTTACCTGCTCTAACAATGGCGTATTCGTTTAATATATTGGCGCGAACGGTGTTTATGTCGCTGGCCTCAGTGATTTGCTTAAAGTAATACTGAAATTTGCCTTTGATGTTTTCTACATTTTCGGCATGTTCATTGGCAATAAATAAGCGTTTTAATACGCGCTTGTGTAGGGCTTTGTTAGCAACGCATTTTTTCATCCAGCTGGTATATTGCTGGGGTTTGATATTGGTTATATCTATTAGTGCGGGCGGTTGCACAAAGTGAGTCCACTCTTTAGGTTTTATTGTTTGCTCTACCTTGTACCACCAATGATCCGGTGCTGGACTATTGGTATCCATTATCACACCTGACCAAGTTGCCGGTGTACCATCTTTTACAGATGGATAACGCCCTGTACGCTGAAACCCTGCCTCAATAATCGGATAAGGCATAAATTGTGCTTCATTAAAATAGACCGTTGTAAGTTCTAAACTCATTAGGTTATCTATATGATCGGGCCTATCTAAACTAAAGAACATCCACTCCGCTTGTACCGTTGTGCCATCGGGTAATTTAAAGTGCATTTTTGCGGTGATAGGTGAATCACCTGTGATTGGTGCTAATGATGACGGAAACCAATCTTGAAAAGTTTTAATAGTTGTTGATTTAAGTTGCCGATAACTATTACGTACTATGGCATGGCGCGTTTTACGGATATTGTTTTTATCTGGTTGTTGTATAACACAACTGATATACATTAACTTTTGCAAGCATTGTACTGACTTACCTGAACCCACTGGACCACGTATGGCTTGAAAGTCATTCATGCAGTCAAAAACGGCGATTGCGGTAGGTGTACGTTTGTACTTAATCGCTTTTTTTTTCTGCATTACTCTACGCTATAGCTGAATTCTTGTAGACCATCACCCTCTTTTACCACATCAAGATCGTGTGCTTGGCGCTCTAATTGGAATGCGGTATTGGCTGCTTTCATAAAGTGACCTAATGATTTACCTAAGTCCTCTAATGAATATTCAACATCAATGGGTTTGCCTTTGATCATTAACGTAGCGCTTGGGTTTTGTAACTTTTCCATTACCAAGTTTTTATACAAATTCACTGCGGTTCTGGCTTCGCGTATATCGGTGCGGTGTTCTTCTATCACCATGACATTCGCAATAGCACTTGATTCTATGGCATTTTGTTGTTCGGTATGGCCTAAATTAGCTGATTGCTGCGCTGATACATCGGCTTGTGTGAGTGCTAAAATATCTTTGGTGCGCTGGGCTACTTTATCTTTTAACGGTTTACCCCACGGTTCGCCGGTTTTTTCGGCACGGTTAATACGGCTATAAATAGTAGGCGCTTTGATATTGTGCTTTTTAGCCAGTTCACTGACTTTTGTACCGGCTTGATATTCTGCTTTTATTAGCGGCCAATTGGGTTCTGGCTTGTTGTTATTTTTAGCCATACATTAGCCTCTTTTAATTTTGTCTCTGATTATTGCAGCAAGTTCTGGCGCGTTTTGGTTATCAAAACCGCCTGAATGACTTAAATACATGCTAGATAAATCTATATTAATTACTCTTGGGTCATTGCCTGTGTAGCCTGTTGCGCCCATTTGCCCCCAAATAAAATCTTTATTATTTTTAAACGGTGGAATGTAACGTAACCAGGTTGACAGCTTGACCGGTAAATCACCTTTTGAGTGATATACAAATATTTTTTTGATATGACTGGGAAACTTAAAATCACTTTTAAGCGCAGGGTTAATTAAATGCAGTTGCTTAAATGGCGCACCTAAGTTGGCAGCCATTGCCAATACTGAACAGCCATTAGAATGACCTATGCCTATATCGTTTTGCTCAGACAAACCATTGAGCATAGCGGCTAAGTTATCATTAAAATACGCCACACCAGCCAAAGATAAATGACCATAATCAGCTTGTTTGATTTTGGTGTTAGGGCGTTTTAAATGCGGAATAAGTTTATCTAAGGTATTAGCGCCACCGTCCCTGACATTGAAGCCATGCGCCAACAACAAACGGTTTTTAGGCTTCATAAATCACCTGCACAATGCACTTTAACAGTATGACCATTTGCATGTTTATTGGTGACATCACGAATAACTGTGCGGCTTAGCTCTGGTGCTTTGCAATATAACTTAATGCCTTTTGCCATTACGATACCGGCAGTATTGGCTTTATCAATTACTGTGGTTTCACAACCGGCTAAACTGAGACTTGTTGCAGCTAGGGCAGCGCTGATTAATAACTTTTTCATTAACGTATTCCTGTGACTTTTTGATGTAGTGATCAACATGGCCTTTGCCTTTGCTTGAGTTATAAAGCAACTTCCAAAGTGCGGCGCGTTCATGCAATGTTGTGGGTATTAGTTCTTCACGTTTTAACCAAAACAATCGACACCAAATAAACGACAGTAACGGATTATGTTGCAGTTCAAACCACTGCACTCTGTCTACTTCAATACCAAAATGTTTTAGGATTAATTTTTTATGTTTTTTGCGGGCTGTTTGTTGAATATACTCAAAAGGCTTTTTATCAAATTGATGTAAGCCCATGCCAGCTAAGTCGGTCGGGTCACGATATAAACCTAAGTTGGTTTCGGTAGCTGCAATCTCTAATGTAAATAAATGCGCATTGCCATTGCTGCCATAACCTAGAACATCACACACCGCATGTGCTAAATCGAATGCTTGGGCATGGGAAGATAAACCGTAATACATATTAAGCCTTGTCTTTAGCATGTAGTTTTAATATCAGTGTCATTTGTTTTTTCAATTCTAAGTGGCGCTCTGTACTTTGTTTATCTTGTCTGTCAAAGTCGGCTTCAAATTGGTCTTTAAAATCATTAAGCATTAAACGTAAGGTTTCACTCTTTACGTAATTTTCTGCTGCGTATCTTTGAAACTCGCTCACTTCTTTAGCAAGTGCATTATGTGACTGCCATATTTTTTCACGATCTTTAGCACTATCTGTTTTATCTTCTTGGCGGTTCATTCTTTGACCTGCCACAAATGCCACTCCAATCGTGACCAGCACACCAAGCAAAGGAATAAGGTTTTGAGTTTCCATTAAGCACCAAGAAAAAAGAATAAAAAAAATCCCGCATAGCTGAGGGCAAATGCAGGATTTGGACGGTTCGGTTTGTTGACGCAATAACGTCACTGTGGAAACAAATATACGCTGAACTTTAAAAAAAAATAGCCGTATTTTGTGGATTAGTGACACTGATAAACCTTACTAATCACCGTGCTAATACCTTGTTCCCGCTATTACTGGCGTACAAGGCAAGCGCGATAATGGTCACTTTATTTAAAATTAACTAATACTGTTAGCACAACTATTAATCACTAATAACCAAAGGGCGCAATACACTAAAATAAACGAAACCCTTATTTTGTGACGGGTCACAAAGCGTTTTGATTTTTTAGCCAGTAATAAAGATTTTAACTTTTTAAACTCATTGTTCATGGCTTTATCTAAAGTCGCATGATGTATCTCGTTGGCTTGTCGATAAATGATTTTAGACTTGCCATTGTCTTTCACTTCAAAGGTTTTAATTTTGTACGAGTGGATACGGCAGTCGTAAGCTATTACCTTGCCTAACTCGCGGGTATTAATGCACTGCACTATTTCATCGGTATGAAATATTAATGATTCTGCTTGATTGATATTAACTTTAACTTGATTCATTTAGCTCACCATTTTTAACATATTGGCATCTATCACCCACTTTTGTCGTCTTGCTTGGTTTAACCAGGCTTTAGCAAATTCGACTACAGATTCAGGTGGGTTTATTTCTCGGCTACTGCGCATACTGATTTCGTTATCGGGATCCAACATCATTAACGTGCCTTTGCCTTTGGCATTCATATATAACAAAGGGAGTTGATTTAGTTCTGTCACTTCGCCAGTTTCATCATTCAGCATTTTATGCTTTTCCATATACGGCCAAATGACTACGCTATGACCATCTTTAGCATAAATGCCTGTGACTTTAGCCATTTGTAAATCTATTTGAGTTTGTTTTAATTGACGTTCGGCACTGCTTGCAGCTTCACGATATTTAGTAACACTGGCTTTATGTGATGTGATAGTTTCTTGCTTAGTGATCAGCGACTTCTTTTGTTCTTTATTTTGCTTTGCTAATCGCTGTGGGTTGAGTGCTTTAAACTCTTTGATTTCTTCTTTGGCTTGCGTAAGTAATAAATTAACACGACCTAATTCAGTATCCGCTTGTTTCGCTTTATTCATTACTTTTGTGGCAGCATCAAGTAAACCATTTGCTTTGGCTAACTCTTGTTTATAATCTGCTATATCTTGTGCTTGATTATTTACTTGCTCAATT